GCGTAGTCTGCCGGGTCAGACGAGCAGATCGTCAGCCGAGTTGCCGTTGCGACCTCATTCAGGGCCGCGTCGAATACCGAATTGTCAAGTTTTGCCATATCTGTCTCCTTTGCCGCCATGCGGCGTGTGTATGTCAGCCACGTGTTACCCTTGTTTGCGGTATCTGCGAGGGAGTATCTTACCACATACAGATAGGTAGTCTCTTCTATACATGAATGTAGGAATTATCGAGAAGCATACTTGGCCATGGCATCGGATACGAATTCGGACCAACGTAAAGCAGTAATGCTCACAATCCCTCCAGGAGCCTGTTTGGAGAATCCGCCTTCAGATCTGATTTCGTATGCCTTGGTTACGGGATTCCATGATCCCAGACGCGGGGGGTTGGGGTAGAGGCCGAATTCTATTGATCTCAGTTTCCAGGCATTTCCAGTATTTGTTATGTAAAGTGTATCGTTGTCTTTCACTTGAGAAGACTGAATATCTGAACGCAGCGCGGATTTAGTCGACCCCCCCTCTAAATCAGAAATATTTTCATCAAATGCTGTGTTAACACCATTTACTCCAAATCTCCAATTTGCTTTCATATTACCAGAACCTGGAAGCTCTTCAAAGTAGACTGGTGTTCGATCAACAAGCTCATCTGACAAATTTTTGACCGCTTCCTTCAGAATAAGAGTTTTCTTCTTCATCGCTTGATCTATCTTATACTCAAGATTCTGCATTGCACGGGCATTGTCAAAAGCCATTACACCCTCACTTGTACTTTCTGTACAATGTCAATACCAGCAGGAGAAGAAGGCATGTTTTGTACGTGTTGGTATTCTATTCCATTCACGAGGAAGATATCTCCTTCTCTGGGACGGGGGATCTCGACAGCAATAAGCAAGAGATCATCAGCTTGGATTAAGGTGCCATCAATGACCTTGAGATCGAAAGACTTTGCGATACACATTCCCTCATATTCTACCTGGGTTTCAGAAGGCTCTTCGTCATAACGATTACCGAGATCATCTTCCCAGTAATACTCCATAGTAGTAGGGTCGTAATGGCGGGTATAGGTGGTTGTGTCCTCGGTGCGATACAAGATTACGGGCTGACCGAATTCACGGATGAGAGGAATAGCAACTTCGTCACGTATCGCGTTATAGTCGAAGGCCATTACCCATCCCCTCCAACTCGCTGAATCTTCAGATCAAAATAACCAGACACTCCTCCGGTGATCCGGGAGAGAGCGTCATCCACGGCTGTGTAGATATCTCGACTGTTACCGTAATGGTTATCAAACCGCTGTTCCTGTTCCACAGCGCCTTCGACTCTCTGACGATTATAAATCATTTCACCGCTGGATGAAATCGTAGGCTGGATATTACTACCCGAACTGATGACGTTAGTAAGCTCTACCGTGGCAATTTGGATTTCTTTCGGGATAGTATTTTCACTGATCTCAGCACCATCAAGATAAACCGCGTCAGAACGCGGCCATTCCAATGCTTGAGTTGTGGTTTGTCGCTCACCAGGAAACTGACTTCGATAGCTAGCATCCAACACAGTGGTAGCCCGAACCAGCCGCGCCTCAATAGTGGGGTCATATAGATCTGCGTAATCATAACCGAGGAGATCAGAAATATCTTTGAATGTTTGTACGTCAATGTATGAGTTGGCATCTGCCAGCCCATCACCTGTCTCTAGTGTAAAGACCATAAATATCTCCTCTATCGGTTACGCATCCATCTCTGTTTCAGTTTTTCCAGGTATAGCTGTTTCAGGTCTTCCTCATCGGCCCACCGCAAGCGGCGACCATCTACAAGGAATTCCTCTTTCAATTCTGTCTTAATCTGATCAACAGGAACAAGTAAAGCTTCTCGGATCATGCGCTCAAACTCATCATCTGAACTATCACCAGCAGCTTCTTCCTGTGTTGTTTGCTCTTCATTTTCTTTTGTGGTTTCAACCTCAGGTTCAACCTTTTCATTCCGCTCCGCAGAAACAGAACGGGGAGAGACTGGTGCCTCTCCCCGCTGAAATGCTAAAAGTTCTGCCCGAGTTTTGAACCACTTACCACTTCGCGTATCAAGGTAAGTGCTCATAACTCCTCCTACTTATGTCGGGTGCCTCTTATCGAGCCACGTATTCCGGCCATACGCTGATAGTACCGGTAGCGGCACTATCATCAGTGGTGATCTCTACCTTACCCGGAACCGGGAGGTCAGTAGAGGGAACGAATCGAGCCAGCTCACCAGCATCAATCGTAGTCGCCCCGCTTGCAGTGACTGTGTAAATCGTCTGGGAATCTCCAAAAGAGTCCCCGTAGAGATAATTCACAGACAGCGTGGTCGTATTAGCCAGATCGATATCAGTGTCAGCATACACAACAAGCTCAAGGCTTGCCTGCGTCTTACCCGCATTGAACTCATCAGAAGTTACGGTGTCGTCCTGGGGGACCGTCTCTTCATCAAAGAGCATATCGGGAGTAGGGCGAGGATCTTGCACGCCCAAATAATCTTCAATTGCTTTAGCCATAAAGTTACTCCTTACTTAGCTTAGCTGAAGGCCACGTCAGGTTCGGTGCCCATGAGGAAGTTGTAGGAAGTCAGCATCGGAATGCCGTTCCATGCATCAACGGTGAACCGAAGGTTCTGGTCGGCTGTAGTCAGCTCGATCTTTTCCGTCTTGTACTGTCCCAGAGCAGTCTTAACCTTGGGGTGCATCAGCATCATCGTATTTCCACCCATCGCTCCACGGATCGAAGCAATCGCATCGTCCATCTGGTATGCCGTGGGAAGACTCCAGTTGGTATCCTCAGCACTCGAAATGTCGATGTTCACAACAGCTGCAACATTCTTCGGATTGGCAGTCAGGAGACCAAAGTGCGATTTAATCCGCATACCATAACCAAGTACCTTCTGTGAAGACGACTTCGTGTGGTAGAGTCTGCCACCGTTAATGGCCTGCATGTCAAACAGCATACCATTGCCAAAACCATTCTCGTTGTAAAGCCCGTACATATTGTCCGGTTCCCACTTCACGAAAATGATAGAGTAGTTTGTGTCACTGTCACCACCAGCATCCATCAGGTGATCATCAGAGCGACTAAACTCTCCGTCGTTATACGCCTGAATAGCACGCGCACGAAGATAGTTGTAAAGCATAGCCTGTTCGGTCCGGTTACCCGTTTCCTTCAGGATGTGCCGCATCTTGCGAGCGAAATACTCAGCCGGGGAAATACCCAATTCGTTGACCTTATCTTCGCCAACTTCAATTTCTGCACCAAGCAAACCAACCTTCGTGGACTCGACCTTAGTCTCAGCGTTCACGCTCGGCAGTTCTTGATCCAGGTTCACAAACCCAGCAGCATCCGCATTAAGCAGAACTTCGTATTGATGGCTCATCCCACTAGTGGTGGGCTGCATCGGCATCATCTCAAGGATGGGTGCCTCATCAAGAACGTAGTCTACAAGCTCAGGCTGCTTTTCTGATCGCGCAATGGCGACCTCTCGAAAAATATCATTCAAAGCCATCTACTGTTCCTCCGTAATTATTTGGAAAATCCAAGTCCAGCAATACTATCTACAAGGGAGACCCGACCGGACCCCCCTCCTTTACCACTGGAACCATTCGCACCACTGCCACCGGACTTAACTCGGACGCGCCGCTTTCCCTCTTCCGTAGTCGGGAAAATTCGCTTCCAGTCTTTAAGCGGAAGCTTCTGAGACGGGTCACCAGGATTCGGCAATTCGATCTGGACCGTATCTTCAGATTCCACATATTCAACCGTGGCACTGTGCCTCAACCCACTCAACCAGAACGGGTCAGTTTCAACATTCAACTCGTTCAACGCTCGATTGATCTCTACATCAGTAAGGGCATCGATGTGCCGCTGCTTCAGTTGCTCATTGACTTGGTTCTGCTGCTTGATAGACTCTTCATAATCTTTAAGCTTGGGCATCAGCTCCTGTTCCATCGATTTTCGCCCCTGCTCATAAGCCTGTTTTTGGATTGCGGAAGTATCCTTGTTATTCTTACCGTCGGCAGCAAGTTCAGCTTTCTGCTTCAGATCCGACCATGCTTCAAGGGTAACCCCTTCTTCCTCAAACTGCTTCATCTGTTCTTCAAGTTCTCTGTGTTTTTCCGCAAGACTTTTCTTTTCGGCCAGGATCTTGTCTCTGTTCTCAATAACACCAGAAATGTTACTGTTAACAGTAGCCTCAAGGCCTTTTTCAATCTCGCTCCAAACACCGTCGCCTTTCTCTGAAAGGGCTTCACCAAGTTGCTCTTTTACAAGAGCTTTAAATTCATCAAGCGTCATACGTCGAATCTCCGATTCTTTATAGGATTGTTGTTAGCACCCAATCACCGATTGGATCATCTTTGATATTGTGCATCTCCGATGCAAAACCTACAGAACTGTAGGTTTCAACTTGAAAAGAAGTATACCACAAGTATAAAATTTCATACTTACTCATTATCTCGCAACTGCTGAAGAGTCCTTCGTTCGCCCCTGGCATTGTTCACATCCGTGATATCGAGATCCCCGGATCGATACAATTCATACCTACGGGCACCCAGCACCTGTCGTTTAGTGGCTTCATCCTGACGCTCGAACCATTCCTCAAATGTAGGTGAATCCAGAGGCTCATCTCCCTTGAATATGGGAGTAGTTTGTGATCGGCATCTGAAATGCCCTGGAGGATGCTCTTCAGCAGGAAGGGTGGAATTCTCGGGATCGTCGTAATACCATACCTTCATATGCCGTTCCTGGCAATACGCAGTGGTACGGCTGTCAAGTACAGAAACCCACTGGTATCCTCGAAACAGTTTTTTGTTTCTACTGTAGAACGCTTGTTTGGCCAAAGATGCTGCTAAGGCTACGCTGGTAAGGGATACAGCGTTTAGATTATTCTGATTTCTATCCACCACAGATATGAAGTGACCTTCGGCTACAGGTTCATCCTCCACAATCGTACTCAAACGGGTAACTACATCTTGCAATTGCTCACGGAGAAGACGGATATGGGCAGTATACATAGCATCAAGCTGTACTATCCTACCATCTTCAATAGCATGGTATTTGGAAAACAATCCCCGAGTCACATCAGGTTTATCGTTCAAATTCAAATCAGGATCTACTTCTACTACAAGCTCCTGTTGCCGGTCATAAACCACATTGGATGATTCCGTCAGTTGATCTCGTGCCAATTCCCGTAAACTATCCCGATAGGAATCCACTTCTTCATCGAGTTCACGGATTATTCGTCTGCGTTCGGAAACAGATATGTCACGGCCATACTCGGAACGTAGTATGCGAGATACCCGCCGCACCATGAGATTGTAAAGAGCAAGAGATTCATCATAGTATTGTTCACTGTATTGATCGACCAAGAGGCCAAGCAATACAGCTTTATCCAATAGATCTTCTGTCCTACTCATCTAATCTCCTAGCTGGAACGTACACGGGACGTTGTACCTATCTCAGTAACTGTGACATCTTCTCCTCGTCCCGAGGAAGCAGTCTGTCTACCCTCTTCCCCCTCAGAACCTTCTGGTCCTTCGGAGAAAAAGTGATTCTCGGTTTTACCCGCAACAATATCCTGCATGGCCTCGGTGAGAACGGTGTCACGTGTTTTCAAGAGAGCACCCCATTCCTTCTCCTTGGTCCATCCCGGGGGATACATTTCCCGACGATCCAAGTTGTAGAACAGCGTATCTAGTGAAATACCACCCATTTGAAAGGCGCGGATAAAGTTCACAAGGTCTGCACCTGAGAGAGAATTCTCAGCAAGGTCAGTGTTGACCTGGATATCAAGTTCAAGTTCACCCTGGCTGTATTCGGGCCAGAACGGGCGAGCCCATTCAATGGCATCATGGATAATACGGTTGAGAGCCTGATTCAACGATGTGAGGAAGTTCTGAATAACTGATGCTTCTGCACTAGCAGTAATCTCAGCCACAGATGCAGACGGCAAATACCGCTGCTTCTGACTAATACGTTCAGCACCCAATACAGCAAGACGGGCTTCCTTCAACGTCATCTCTTCCCTAATGGAAGAATCAGATGTCGGCTCAAGAAGTACGGGGATAGCATCTTTCGGGGTAGCAATGGCCCCGCCAACTTTGGGCTGCCCATACGTCTTGGTGTCCCACGCCGGATAAGCTATGGTTTTTAGCGACACGAAGTGAAGCTCGTTCTCCAAGTCAGCACTATTGCGGTAGTGACCAATATTGACATTGGCCAGATCGGAAATCATGGGCTGACGCACACGTTCATAATCCAAGCCTTGATCCGACAACACATAAAACGGGATATGACGAAAGTACCGGCCATTATTCGTGGGGTAGTCGATACTATCCACGGAAATGGGACCGGCATCACCAACGAGTCTATTCTTCGCCTTCAGTCGGATATTCTTGTAACGACGATTCTCAGGGTCCTGCCAGTTCTCCAGGTAAAGGATGCGGTAACCATCTATCATCTCCGACTCAAACGTATTCTTCTTGAAGCCTTGATACGGTTCATACAGGACATAGAGAATGGGGAGGTCTTCACCATTTTCTTTTATCGTGAACCAGTTCAATATGTTCTCGGCCCTATACATTGATAGAGTGGGACGGATTCCCCGCTCTTCATACTCGTAAATGGACAGGTCATCGTCAACACGAGGCATGTCCAGGAGAACTCCCAGGCGGTTAGTCACAATCAGTTCCTCGGTTACTTGATGAGCAAACTCATTGATATTCTTGGAATCCACCGTGAGATTATTGAGGAAGCGGGTAATGAACTTATTCAGCTCCATACTACCTTCGCCGTTGTACTGAGCCTTGAAGGTAACGGGCTTGCGGAAGATCATACCAAGATAGGCTTCTACGGTACGGGACGTAGCCCCATAGAACTGGGCACGCATTTTGTACTTCTCATACTCTGATTCTGATTGAGCATTGAGCATAGGAAGGTATTTAGTTCCCTTACTCTTAACAGACTTCTCTCCACCATAGCAGTCGCGGCACTTCTCCCACTCATCCGCCATATCAGCGTAGAGCGGATGAACCACCAAGGGATCAAACTTAATAGGTTCCCCTACTTCCAGGTCTTCTAAAAACTCAAAAGGCATAATGTCTCCCCTTACACTCCCTGAATGTGTAGTATTTCAAATTCGCCTGCTTGCGCCATACAGAAATAGCGCACAACATCATAGGCATGGTCAGGGACGTTGTTTGTCTCCACATCCTCTGGGTTAGTCTCTGATCGAGGAAGCTCTGGAATAGTGGTGATGCAGTGCCTTACGTTCTCCGTAAAGTACAGTCCCCGCTTATCCTCTCCCTCGTAATAGTTATCAAGTGATGCCTGTAAAAAGTCTCGCATTAGCGATAACCCTGTTACCCGGCTTCCCGTGCCCTGATCAGCAGCTTCAAATAGCAAGTGAGTATCATAACCCCAATTAGAGGCATTATCCTTCTGGACTATCTCACGCATCCTCGCATTGAAGCCATCACGGATCAGGTGGTCGATGGTGTCGTATGTCCCGCCACGATTTTGGAAGATCTGGCGATCAGCGGGTCCGGGGCGGATTTCGTCTCTCCACGGCACCTGAGATTCAAAGTCAGCTATTTGTGCACCTACTTCCGTTGCAGGCTTTCTGTTTCCTGCGTTCTCATCCTCTCCGTCCCAATTGTATATCTCATGAAAGACAATCAGAGAATTCTTAGGTACTGCCACTTCCTCACCGGTAACAGAATAAAGGGTTTCACCATTAGTCTTCATGACGTAAAGCACCACTGAGGGGTGGAAAGTACCCCAGTCTAATCCACGGTACACCGTAGCATTGTTGGGAATCTTAAGTTGGGGGAGTACGTGTACATCCGTATTCCATAGATCAGTTATGATCCCGCCGTCCATAATATCCCAGGAACCCTCCAGCAGTCTCTTGGCCCAGGAACCGCCAATTCCCAAGAGGCGGTCAGCATAGTTAGGATCTTCTTCCAGTAGTTTTGGGTTATCATTCAAAAAGGCAGGAATAAATACCCGTTTCATACCACCATCAGAAGCAGGTGCTCTCCATACCTCGTTTGCGGGGGCAGGATCAATGAATGCTTTCTTGAAATAGGAGGCGCCGATACCGCCAGGATTAGTGCCTGTCATGATAAAGGGAATACGACCTTTGAAGTAAAAAGGCAGTTTCTTCTTAGCTGTCTCATGATCAATCTTGAGTCCACCAGTACGAACACGGGTTCGGAGGAACTTATACATCCTCTCGGTAAGGTGAGTGCCTTCATCGATTAGCAGAATGTGTATCTCAGCACCCTGGTACAAGTAAATGTCTGACTCATGTTGCACATGGCGAAGGAATATCTGAGAAACGCCTTCTGAGTGATGGAAATCAATTCGGCGATCACTCATGTTAATGGATACATGTCCCAATTTCACCCAAGGGTCTAGGATAGCCATCAAACCCTGTGGCCCCCACATATGATTCTGCATCAATTCGGAATATTTTCTCCGGAACACATAGATGGATAGCTGTGGGATCATCATGGCATAGAGGACTGCAAGGTATCTGATCAAAAAACTCTTGCCTGATCCAGCCGCACCTCCCCAAAGAATTTCTTCAGCTTCCGTAGTCAGAGCGTCATACTGCTTCGGGAAGAGTTCTATATTCATTACATTGTCGTCCGCCATACCTTCTCCTCTATCTATCGGGAACTCAAAGCTCACATACGAGCAAATAGTTCAAGAGCAGTCAACAGCAGAACTCCACCGGCAATGATAACTTCCATCCACCGAAAATGCCCATGTTTCTGTTTCGCTGCTTCCTCTTCCATTACTTTCTTGATCGTATAATCAATTATTTTCTCCATGTGTTCCTCAGTGACAAACCGTGTCATGATTTCGCGAGCCCCAGGAGAACCGTTACCTCTCCACCAATATAGCATTTGCTCTGCGGACTTTTTGAATTCCGGGTAATCCCGGATGATTTCTTCTACCACTTGTAAGCGGCGATATATGTCTGGGTTATAGTATTCTCCATAAATATCTCCCTTTTCCGCTGCCATATAGACGCTCCCTCAAATCTGCAAAAATTCTTTAGTAGATAGATGAAGAGTAGGCCCTTTACCCCAATGGGGGGTTCTATAGTTAGGTAAAGCTCTACGAACAGCCCATACCTCCCACAATTCCTCAATTTCCCAATCAATAACTTGCTGTTTCAACTTTTCAAACACTGCTTCAAAAGCCATTCCATACTCATCACAGTGTTTGCGTATGTACTTCTCATTAAATTTACCACTGGTAAAAATCCAGGCATCGTGGCGGTATTTCATATCCTCAACAAATTCTGGCAGAGCAGGGGTAATGATCTCACTATGCGTATGGACTCCTACAGACAGCCCGAGACTGCTTGCATTAACACTTAGTCGTTCGCCTCGCTCTTTCACTGCACGTAATGGTTCAATTTTCTTATCACGTCGGATAGTATGGAAAATTTGCATTTCGATGGTATTGCCTTCACTGGGTATCAGTTGCAGCAAACTACCTGCCGCTCCACCCGTCTTCTTCCAAACTTCTGCACCCCGCTTAAACGGCATATACATATCAACCGGCTGCGCCCCGCGATCATTTCCTATATGGCCTGGGGATGCCCCCATTTTAACAGGTATCATCGATATACGTAAACCAAAGCCTTGTGTGTGTTTAGCTCCGGGGCGAAACGGTACATTTTCTGGATCTTGTTCTCTACACCAAGTCAGGGGGTGGAAACTCATAATCGTGCTCCTGGTTTAAATTTCTCAACAGCAGTTGTCCCCATAAGCACCATCCAAGGCCATATAAGTATCTCAACTAATTTCAATGCTTCGGTGCTGTTATTCACGGCAGCTTGATAGGCCAGAAACACTAAACCGACAAAGGTCAACCACGCCGCAATCCTTTTATCGTCTACGTTACCGTCATCATCATGAAACACGCCTGTGTTTTTTTTCGGGGTATTATCTTCGCTCATTTTCGCTTCCTCTTCTCATCGGGATAAAATTTATCATCCAAGAAATTGTCGAAGCGGTCATACAGACGCCAACCCAGTAGAACAAATAGCAGATATGAGCCAGAAGCATATACTAGGGTACACCAATAGATTTCCCACTCATTGACCAAGCTGCCCATCTCATAGATATGGATCGACCAATAGGAGAGGCCGAAGCTCACGAGAATAGCTATAAGATTACGGCCTCGATTGCTATTAACCAATTCCAGCCCACGTCCAAGCATATAGACTACTCCCAGGGTCGAGATGAATACAATTGCAGCGCGTACAACACCACTTGCAATTATTGGGATGTAATCCTGGAATGCTTCGACAATCATAAATACTCCTAGTTAACCTTCCGTTCCTTGTCCTTATTACCGTCTCCGAGAAGGGTAATATTGACGGAAGGCATACCACCTGTCTGTTTGACTTCTTTCTTATCCACCATCAATCCCGTGAGCTTCGCAAGAAAATCGATACTCTTCTGTCTGTCAGCAAACTTGATATCTACCGAGAACTTATCCGCATCCTTGCCCCAGTACTTAAACGATATGGAGTCGACTGAAACTGCAAGGTCTTCGGGAAGATTCCGGATCTTATCTGCCACTTCCTCTGGGCTGTCTCCCGTAAGCGTGTCAGCAAATTCACGGATATCGTAATTTGCTCTGAGCTTGGCAATCCGGAATACATCTCCCTCGACTTCACTGCGTTCACGATCCTTATAGATTTCCTCATACTCTTCAATGGCCTGCTTGATCTTGGGGTTCTTCATTATATTGGTCGTAGTGACCCCAATGGTAGCCCGTGCTTTCTGAGCAGCATCGCTTTTGTTAGTAGTATCTTCTATAAGGTGTCGCTTATCCCGGAGATAACCTGCTTCCAGCGCTGCTTCTTTACGTTTTCCCCCATTAATAACAAAGTGATGAATATAACTTTTTTGCCGCTCATTAAGGGAATACTCCTTTCCCAATCGATTCAGCGCTGTCTGCGGATCTTCTTTCTGTCCCTTTAGTTCTTGAATCGATACGCCCATAGCTTCTCCTCTTACTATCTCGGTATTATAACATATCGGTAGGAATTTCCCTTAGAACAAAAAAAGACCGACCAGAGGCCGGTCTACAATCAAGGAGGTGATATAATCAGGCGTTCTCTTCCGTATCCACTTCGCCTTTCTCAAACATATCCGTTTCTTTCTTCAGAAACTCCATCGATTTCAATTTGAAGGAATGGGGCTTCGCTCCTTCTTTCTTAACTACGATACCTTCTTCAGGTACCTTCTTCACCTTGTTCTCCGGAACATACCCGCCGATGTAGGTGACACGAAGCTTCTCAAGAAAGGCTTCATGCCAATCCGAAACATCTTCACTCACCATTTCCCCGGCACGGCCATGAAAAAATGTTTCCACGGGTTCTACGCCCATCTCCTCGCAGCGATCAATCATCTGCTGCCAGCCATAATCAACTACGTTGCCATCGTAATCAGTCCAGGTCATTCGGTACACAGCCGTTCTGTACTGTCTAGGAATACACCCGTAATCATAGTCTTTCTGAATCCACTGCCCATTAGACTGGTAGCCTACGATCTCAAGATATACGGTCTCGCCTTTGAGAAGCTTACCGCGAAAAGTTTCCCCAACTTCAGTCCAGATATCAGTAGAGTAATAACCAGAGGAAGTCCCATTCTTAATCACTCGACGTGATGCAAAAACGTAATCGTACTCGGTATCCTGTACCCGGACAAACAGTTTCAAAATCTTTTCCAGTAACGACAGTTTCCGCTTAACCGGAATATGGGAAACAATACAAGACGTGCCGTGGATCTTCCGACTGATGCTAATCACGTCATCTGGATTGATTTCATGAACGTTCCGAGCTAGTTGCTCGGTATCGATGTGGAAATGAAAGAGTTCAGGAATGATCCGGCTATCTTTCTTCTTGCCTTTCCGCTCTTTATTGCCGCTTTGCGGTTGCTTGGGCTGAGGAGGTACATAGCGATGACAGATATGCGCGTCTCCGATCTCCGTAAGACTGTACCCCTCTTCCTTGTCCTGGAAATGGGGATCGTACTTATTAAACTTTTCCACCTCTACGGCAAGACCATCAGAATATGTGCCCCGAAGCTTTACCGTCTTAACGCGACCCCGCTTACCGAGATAGCGATCAAGCTCTGGATAATCTTTGAGTACTTGATCGCCGACACACATATTTGAGTCGAAGTAGACTACCTTCTGTCCCTCGACTGAATCTACTCCGACCACTACGGAAGTGACCTTGATTCCCTGAACAGTTACATCCGCTTCTACGATCTTATCCGCACCGGCAATAGGGCGGATATTGGACAGGCGTGCAACTACGGCTTCGTTATGTGCCATAACCTACTCCTTTGCGTACCGGCCAGATTTGAAATCTAGGCCCAATACATTCCACATATATTCCTGAAAGGTTGTATGCTTGGCATACGAACGCTCTTTAATGAACGACTTCCAATTACGTCGAAGTTCTGCTCTCTTACTCATTACTCTCCCTCTCGGGCTTTAATCGCCTGTCCCTGTTCACGAGCTTTCTTTTTCGCTCGCTCGCGGCTTTCCTTATTACCCGAGGTATAGGTGTAGCACGTTCCCGCGTCACCCCATTTATACCCCGGCTTACCATCCTTCTGGCAACGTTTAATTGGCATCATTTCCTCCCATACCTCTAACAATCCCCTTAAAAACCAGGAGAGGCCATACAATCGTAGACAACAGCACGACCATCCAATATTCCACCCAATGCAAGTGGGTAAATATGGTAATTACCCGTTCCTCAGCTTCTGACCGTGGATTATTTCTCCGTAGAATCCGTACAATTCCAATGTGCACTAAGATAGAAACAACGGTGCCTACAGAAAAATATACCAGCAACAAGATTCTCAAATCCATGCTAAAATCCACTACTTACTCCTCTTCTTCTGAAACAACTTGATCCGAAATCCAAAACCATACGCCCCGTGTGGTAGCGCGTGATACCCGGATTTCCCACTATACCTATTCCTGTTCGGCCACTGACCCGTTTTCATTCTTTTCCTCCACGCCACGCCATACCATTCCAAGACAAACTGAATTGCCTCTAAATTGACTACCTTTACCTGCCCCCACTTCAAAGGATTAAACGCAGATCCGAATTCGTAAGCGCTCACCAATTCCGAGATCGAAAAGGGACAGCTCTGCCAACTGTGCTCAGAGATAAAATTACGATAGGCAAACCACACCATAGCTTGCCACAGACTACGACGATAAGCGTTACTACGGATGGAGTAAATCACAGCCGACATATAAATCAGGAGGGGCAGAGCCACAGCGACCTGTTGCGAAGTGCTCATCGATACAGACTACCCAATACAGTCTCTACTTGATTGCTTATTTGGGCGTACTTACCCAATATAGCGATTGCCTCTGTGTATGCTTCCTCGCTTTCAGTATACTTCTCATAATGGAATAGGACGGAATGGTCGACCATCAAGAAAGTATTATTGAACACATACAATGGTTCCATGAAAGCGCTAATGAATGAACCAACACCTACTTCTACGTTCTCTCTCTCATAAAGACTGGGGGGCATCCACACATTCACAGATTCTCCCGTAGCAGTCAGGAGAGTAAATGCCAAGTAATCACCGGAATCGGTGTAGAACCCTGGCGCTGCATACTCGTCTTCTTCTTCAGACTTAATAATTGTTCCTGCAATGTACTCCATAACTCATTCTCCTCTTAATTGACGTTTGCATTCCCGGCACGGAAACGTAATCATAACTCCCGCTTTAACGTCGAAGTGATCACTTGTTTTAAATTTACCACATCGCGGGCATTTATACAAGCCCTTTCCCGGAAAAATATCTGCATTTCTGCGCTGTTTACGAATCTCTTCCTCTTGCATGGCTCTATTCCGCAACGATAAGACAGCCATCATCATCAAACTTATTACCGTGCTCATGTGGATCGTAACCGTCACCCTTTATAGTTTGATACGCTCCGACATCTCGTTCTACCGTACCATCCGAGTGAAAAATGAGTAACGTGGCAATCCACTCACCTGTTACTGAATCTACTGCATCTAAAGTAACCAAATGCTCACTGTCGTAGCCTAATGCAATAACCCAAGACCTGCCTACATTCTTATTATCATACATTCTCATATTGGCCTCCTATGTGTCTATCAATGTAGCATACAATATGTTTCTTGTCAAGTCAAACAACGATCCCGGCGTGTACCCTGTATTGTCATTCATCTCTCCACCTCCAATCCCGCAGTCTTGCCAACTCTCGGGTTAGGTCCAAAGATGATCTCTTAGCTGCTGCAAATGATGGAGAGCGGAACGTTGTTTCTGACCCCTTTTCAAGCGCATCCATAGCTATGTTGGCACTGTCCAGAAACCGCATTGCTTCTGAAATAGCCCTCTCTAATCGCCTGATTGCGCGTGCTTGTTCACTCATTGTCATCCTGTCCTCCTTTTCAAATTCCACTAGATTCGACAAGTGTATTTTCAACCTGATTTTTCTTCATTTATTCGTTTCTCTGCAATTTTGAAATACTCAGGGTCAAGTTCGATGCCGAT